TGACCATCTGGTAGACGAGCCCTGTCTCCTGAACTCTGGTGTAGGCCGGGAGCTGAAGATAGGGGCCGAACTGGTGATTGCCGACTACAAGCTCTTTCTCCAGGACGTGGATATTACGGAACAGGATAGGGTGATTATCTCCGGCAATACCTACGAAGTGCTACTGGTGGAGAACTATCAGCATAGTATCGCTGACCATCACAAGCAATGCTGGCTTAGGATAACTCGATGAAGCTGACGATGGTGACCAGGACCAACATCAAGACCAAGGTCGTAGAGGATGCCATCACTAAGGCTTCGAGGCTGGCTATGCGGGATACGGTAAGGGATATCCACGGGGACGCCATACGCAACGCCAAGGCTGTCAAGTTCTGGCTGACGGGCCACAATGCCCGGTCACTGGCAGCAGAGGTATCCGGCATGGGCGTTGTCGAGCGGGGTGCTGATGCCTCGCCAGAGAGGGTGGTCAATGATAGGGAGATAGAGGGGGCGGTCTACTCTACCAGTGGCTACGGTGGCTATGGAGAGACGGGAACAGCCCACATGCCAGCCCGGCCCTACATGAAGCCAGCCCTCGATAAGAACTACACGAAGGCTAAATACCAGAAGCGAATACAGGAGTACCTCTAGATGCCACTAGCTGATACCAACGCTATCCTGCGGGTCCACCTGGCGGCCAACGCTGGGCTGGCGGCCGTAGTGGCGACTCGTATCTACTGCCCCAGGCTGCCAGAGAACGCTACCCTGCCAGCGCTGGGATACTTCACCCGTGGGGGCACGTCCAACCCACACATTCCGGGCATCGTGACACCATCAGTCCAGTTCGATTGCTGGGGAGCTACCCCACAGGCCGCCAGGGAGGTCTACCGGGCTCTATACGATGCGCTGGAGGGCATCCAGGATACGCCTGTTGTGCTCGGAGTCACCACCTACCGCATCCTATCGGCCATTGAGGAAGTCCAAGGACAAGACCTGGTGGACGTTGATATACAGGACTATTTCAGGGTACTGACCTTTTTCGAGGTAATGATCAGGGCAGACACGTAAGGAGGATACCATGCCAGACGATGATGAAGCCACAGAAAAGATCAAGGAGGAGGAGGTAGTAGTCAAACCTTCCAGGCCCAGACCAAGCAAGCCCAAAGTGGAAATAAGCCCGGAGGGCATAGAGTCCCGACGGCAGGAACATCTTAGAAGAATAAGAGGAGGCAAATAAGATGGCAAAGACAAGGAGCAATGTCCTGGTGGGGGTGGCCACCCTCTCCGTAAGGCGTCCTGACGACGCTATCGCTGAGTGGTCAGATGTGCAACAGCACGCCGGAGACCGTTCTGTCCGGCTCTATAAGAAGGGCTCGGGCAACGACGGTAGCACCCACTTCGAGATGGTGCCACCAACCGGTATCACTATGGCGGCCTGGACGCTGGCTGTTGCAACCAACAGCTTCTGGCACCATCTCCAGGCTATCACGGCCAACTGGGTTCAGATGGAGTTCCGGTTCGAGGACCCGAACAGCCAGGCCTGGGCTGAAATAACCGATGTAGTCCAGCAAACCCTTCTCGGTACTGGAGCCTGGCTACAGCAAGTTCTAGCCCCCGGTGACCCTTGTGGTTACGGTGGTGTTGGCGAACTCGGAGCCTCCTTCTTCGACTGGGGCCCGCTTACAAACGCCAACCTGGTTGAGGCTGCAATCCTGGCCGAGGCTGCCGTTACTGACCCGAGCGACTGGATTCTGTCGAGAGTAAGGCTGGAGCTATGGGAAGCGACACCAGAGCGCACCTGCTACGTGGACACCATCGAGGTCATGGGCGTTACCTATACCATCGAGCCTGGGGGGACTGCCCCTGCAATGGCCCTCTCCAGCCCCTACGTCGAGGTGGGCTATACCGAGGACGGCGTGACCGTAGAGCATAACGCCGACGAGGCCGACATAGAGGTGGAGGAAGAGGTATTTCCAGTCGATAGAGTCATTACCAAACAAACCATGTCGGTCACCTGCAATATGGCAGAAAGTACCCTGGAGAACATGACCCACGCTATGGCCGGGAGTGTCCTATCGGGGAACATCATCACTCTGGGGGGTGGAGTCAATCAGAAAATCAACCTTAAAATCGAGGGGATAACCCCTGCTGGATTCTTGCGGGCTATCCAAATCCCGCTGGCTACCGCCACTGGCGCAGTAGGCATGTCCTACAAGAAGGGTGTAAAAACTATGGTGCCCGTCACCTTCCAAGCACTGAGTCCGGGAAATGGTCTCCCGGCCTGCACCATAGTTGACAACGCCGTATAGGCAGAAATGAGGTAGATTGTGGCCCGGACTGAGGAACAGATAATTGCCCAAGAGCCCTTGACCATTGTGTTGGGAGCCGTGACCTACGAGGTGCGGCTCCTGACGATAAAGGAAAGCCGGGAGTGGCGGCGGCAGGTTGCGGCCGCCCTCTCGGTTATGCCCAACTATACCAAAGCTGCTGAGAGCACAGATCCCGAGCAATTCAAAGCTACACTAACGGGCATACTTGAGGAGATGCCGGAGACCGTGGCTGACCTGTTCTTCGGCTATGCCAAAGAACTCGACAGGAAAGTTATAGAGGATGCAGCCACCGACGCCGAATTGGCCAGAGCCTTTGATCAGGTCATGGCGGTGGGATTCCCTTTAGTCAAGGCCCTGATAGGAGCGATGGGGAGAATATCTCAGTAGGCGCAGCCTTTGAGGTGATGATGGCCGAGTGGCACCAGCCGCCGGACTACATCGTTACTCACTGGACGGAGGAACTGTTAAACCTGATGATTGAGAAGCTAGCCGAGAGGAGAACCCGAGAGGTGGAAGCCATGAACGGACGGCATAGTGATGAGGAGACCGTGAGCGAGGCCGAGTTTCTCCGGCACGCCGGAGGCATGGTGCAAGTAAAGAAAGGGGCAGTTTGAGATGGTAATAATAGCTGGCATCATAGGGCTACTGATGCTGGGATTCCTATTGGCTATCTTCCTGGGCATTATGGTAGTGGTGAGCCGGAGTCAAGCAAAGAACAAGGCCAAGAGAATGCTTGAGAGGGGCCAGATAACCACACGAACCGAATACAGGCAAGTCCTCAAGATTCTATCTGCAATACCAAATGACCTGGAGGCTGCCGACTTGTGGAAGAAACTACAGGAGATGAAGGTTAAATAAATGGCTATTCTTGCCGGTGATGTCCTCCTGAAGCTGGGTCTGGATACTGCTGACCTCGACAAGCAGATGAAGGGCATCGGCGGTACGATCCAGAAGCATTCCAAAGCTATTGGGTTAGGCATGACAGCTTTGGGTACCGGGATCACTGCCTCCCTGGGGTTTGCTGTAAAGGGGGCTGTGGACTTCGAGACCGGGATGAGAGAAGTCAATACCATGATGGGCTTGTCGGAAGATGAGTTCACTAAGTTTTCAAAGGATATTCAGGAGCTATCAGCTGAGATGGGTGTAGATGCTGTAGACTCCACTAAAGCACTATACCAGGCCATCTCTGCCGGGGTGCCTGCTGAAAATGCTGTGGACTTCCTTCGTCTTGCTACCAAGGCGGCCATAGGTGGTGTGACCGATACCGAGACAGCAGTAGATGGCCTCACCACAATCATCAATGCCTTTAAGATCCCAGTAGCCGATGCTGAACGTGTAGCCGATATCATGTTTACTACTGTCAAGGGTGGCAAGACCACTATGGAAGAGCTATCTAATTCCATGTTCCAAGTGGCGCCCATCGCCGCCTCAGCTGGGGTGAGCTTCGAGGAAGTGGCGGCGTCCATAGCCACTCTCACAAAGCAGGGTGTCCCTACGGAACAGGCTACTACTCAGGTGAGGCAAGCCATAGTAGGTTTGATGAAGCCATCAGCTGAAATGACCGCTGCTTTCGAGGAACTTGGTATCAAATCTGGGGATGCCTTGCTGGCTGAAGAGGGATTAGCTGGGGCGATGGAGATTCTAACAGAATATGCGGGCGGCTCAAACGAAATGCTTGGCAAGATGTTTGGATCTGTCGAAGGTTTGAGCGCCGTCTTGGGACTATCTGGTGATAATGCTGAGATGTTTGCCAAAGACATAGCGGCTATGGGCGATGCAACAGGGTCATCAAAGGCGGCTTTTGAGGAGATGGAGAAAAGCACAGCTAGGCAGATGACAAAGCTAAAGGAATCTATGAGTAGTGTTGGTATCACGATAGGAAATGTCTTGCTACCAGTGCTACTCTCCGTGGCTGAGAAGATAGGGCCGATCGTGCAATCAATCACTGACTGGACTAGCGCTCACCCAGACCTGACGGAAGCAATAGTTATAGCCGCCGCCGCCATAGGTGGTATACTGCTCGTACTAGGACCTCTTTTGCTTTTGCTTCCCGGCATCGTAACTATAGCCCCCTTTGTGGCTGGGGCATTTACCTTGATGCTAGGGCCTGTCGGCCTTGTCATCCTGGCCATAGCCGCATTGGTCACTGGAGGCTATTTTCTGTGGAAAAACTGGGATACTATCGTTGAAAAGGCCGGAGAACTTTGGATTGCGTTAAAAAGCATCTTTACGGAAGGGGTAAACTTCCTCATCGGTCTGATTGAGACCTATGCAAACACCTGGATTCAAGGGATAAACCTCATCGTGGGAGCCCTGAATATGCTGAAGGTGAGCATCCCCGATTGGGTGCCAGTAATAGGGGGAAAGGGCTTCAGCCTTAATCTGCCTAAAGTCCCTACAGTAACGCTACCAAGACTGGCCGAGGGCGGCATAATCCCCGAGCCAACACTACTTTATAGTCTGAAAAACCTGAAGCCCTATGCTCTTGCCGGAGAGGCAGGGCCAGAGCGTGTGAGCCCTATTGCTCGGGATGGTGGCTACAAGACAGCCAATATCTCTATCTACCTGGACGGTAGGGTCCTGACCCAAGTGCTCGGCAAGAACCTGGTGGACGAGCTCAGGCTGACACAAGGGCTGAGGATATAATGGCTACTATAATCCGCATCAGTGGAGTGGATGTCGAGAGGCAAAAAGGTTCTATTCGTATTCAGAACGCCATTGAGCAACGGAGTACCGCATCCTTCACCGTCGTTGACCTGACTGGCACGGCAAGCTACTCCAGGGGCCAGCCTGTAGAGATACTGACCGACTGGGTCCTGCCCCCATTCTTCAAGCTCCAGTTCGCCGGATACATCGACTCCGTGACCCGTGTCAAAGTCGCTCCCGAATCCAGCATTATGCACCATGCTATCCAGTGTATGGACAACCATTACCTGGCCGACAAGCGGCTGGCGGCTGAGTCCTATCTGGCCCAAACAGCAGGATTCATCGTCACTGACCTACACACCAACTACCTTTCGGCTGAGGGCGTGACCATTGGCACTATCCAGGCTGGCCCTACCATCCTGGAGATGGTCATCAACTATCAGTCGGTGACCAGGGCCCTGGATGCCCTGGCAGAGAAATCGGGGTTCACCTGGTACATAGACGAGTTCAAACAACTCTTCTTTGTTGCGCGCACTACGACCCCGGCCACCTTCGGGTCTGTCAGCGTATCCGACATGGCAAAGGCCGGGGGAATGCTGTCGGAGTTGACAGAAGCTAACCCGATGTATCGCAACCGCCAGTACATCCGGGCGGGCCGGGACGTTACGGCGGGCCAGGTCGAGAACTTCACTGGGGACGGCGTGACCGTGGCTTTTGCCCTGGGCTATCCGGTCAACCAGGTCCCTACGGTGACTGTTGCCGCTGTAGGCCAGACGGTAGGGATAAAGGGGCTGGATACTACTGTCCAGGTCTGGTGGTCAAAGGGCGACCCGGTAATTCTCTTTGCCGCTGCCCCTGCTGGTGCTGCCGCAATCGTAATAACCTACATCGGCGAGTACGATATCATCGCCCTGGTCGAGGACCCCATCGAGATAACCGCTAGGCAGGCCGTAGAAGAAGGTGGTACTGGCATCGTGGAGGAGATGGCCGAGGAGCCCCTACTGAACAGCCACAATGCCGCCTTCGATTCTGGCCTGGCCAAGCTGTCAAAGTTCGGCGTTATAGGCCGCCAGTTCGGCTTCTCGATGGACTCCTGGGGCGTATTGCCCGGCCAGCTCGTTACCGTGACCTATGCTGCCTATGGGCTGGCCGCTACCGAACTCCTGGTCGAGTCGGTCACCATCGTGGAGTTCGCCCCTGGTGTTCTGCGCTACTCTGTCCGGGCTATCGAGGGACCGGAACTGGGAGACTGGACTGGCTTTTTCAAGGCCCTAGTCAACATGAAGGACGAGGTGATAGGGAGGCTGACCGTTGGCAGTAATCAGGTGCTGGTTATCCTCCTGAGCGTCCCCGAGACCTGGGAATGGGATGAGGCGATTGTCGAGAATGTGTATACCTGCCCTATAGTTAACGGGTTTGTTGTGGGTGGAGTGGTGCCGAGTGTATGTTAGGAGATACTGTGCAAGTTAAACTGAGACTGACATCTAACGTCCGTGTCACTGTGAGGGATCTGGAGGGCCAGGTGCTGGACGTGCAGGTATTC